TAACAGAACGTAGTTTTCTTTTCCACGCCTTTATGTAGTTACAGTAACAGACCCAACGGCCCCCGTTGCAAGCACACTTAACAAGTTTGTTTGGTCTGCGGTAGCTATCTTTACATAACCCATATCACCCGCAGCATTTCGGTATTCAAACAGAGATCCTGGCTCCAAACCTTGGTCGCTGTTAGGTAGCGCCGTCAGCACCAGTTTTGTATGTCTTCCCTCTCCAGGGTTCTGCATCTGATCAAGATAAACAGAAAAGGACCGGATCACCTCATCGAAGTATTGTTGACTGTATTCTTTGGGTGGTATTGGAAAGAACGGACGGACAAGGTTTCTAGACATTAACGACCCCCATCTGGGCGTACATCGACCCTAGGCGTACCCAATCTCCAAGTGGTTTCGGTGGTGGTGGTCTCAACTTTTAAATTAAACGACCTTCCCCGAAGCCGTGTGTTAACCTGATTGGTAAACTGTTCCACAGGAGCCGAGGCCGTTTTAACTACAGAATCTCCTTCGCTTTGCAGGTACGGTCCCCCAGGATAGTTCCTAGCACTAAGAGTAAAGGTCGCTGTAGGAGTGTTGGCCGTTGAATCTCTAAAAGTAATGTCTGGAATTAATCGAGACAAGAACGCAAACTGATCTCCCTCCCCTAAATCCATTTGGCTGCTCTCGATGTGCGAAGAGATAGCGGTAGCAGGAGTAGTGCTGCCATCGTCAAGCCCACTTTCATGTTCGTACAGATAATGGTCAGACCCTGCCGCTATAGGTAAAGAATCAACCCCTCGATCTACCCAGCAAGTACGGTCTAATGTTCCGTAGTACCAAACGTTTTGCTCGTAATTGAACACAACGTAGCGGTCATTTTCTTCACTGTTAGACGAAGGGTAAAACCACCAGACCTCAGAAAAAGATGTGTTGCTAGATGCGGTGACCTTTTGTATCTGTTGCTCGTTGAAGTCAGAAAACACATAATCTTTTACTGTGCATGGTAATTTGTTGACCGCACCCGAGTAGACGTAAAACTCCTCGCGACCCATCCAAAACACGTTATCGTTCACAGCAATCGCACACAAAGGGCTTGCAGTCGTAATATTTTCAGACACGGTATTAATACCAAACACAAAAGGCGGTCCAAGAAACTGCATGGCGTGTAAAGATACATCGGTAAACACCAGTATCTGTTGCCTGGTTTCAACGGCCGTTACAATCTCCGAGCCAGAACCAATGCGTAGATCCCCCGCGGTATTTGTGGTTTTAGCCGACCAATCAGTTAAACTCTCCTGACTACCAAAACGAATAAGCAAAGGGTCTTGTGTACCTATCGCTGTTTCTGGGTCACAACCAAAAGCTATAATGTGCCTGTCTTTGTCCGAAACTAATACCTGCTTTGCAATGGTTGGAATATTATCCGCGGATACACCTAAACTGGAAAGGGATACCGCCCGTGTTGTGACGCCATTTGTCTTGTCCCAGTAGAATATACCTTCGTCGCGGACATTCATTAACAGGTCTTCGCCAAAGTTATCGTGGCTCCAAATACGAAGAGTGTTACCGCCAGCGGTAAGGTCCGAGGCCGAGTCCCACGTACCGCGTCCCCATGTGCCTGCGCCCCAGCCAGTGCCTTGCACAGATGTATCTAGACCCGTGTTGATCTGGTAAGCCCCTACAGACGAACCGCCGCCGTTGCCGCTGTCGCTTGTGTTTGCAAAAACAAACGTTGGGTTTAATCCAGACGTTGTAGTTATTTCAGAGATGGTTGCTACAGCCCTAGCTTCTATTTGAAAAACGGTAGCACTAACAACATGCGTTACTTGATACTCTTGATTTAAAACGTTTGCAATGATTACGCCGCCAAGGGTTGCTGCCCCTGAGAAAGTGACAAAGTCATTTTCTAACGCGCCGTGACCATCAGAATCCGTAACAGACAAAGTACAGCACGTTACCGCTGCGCCATCAGAATGCGCCGCCGCTGTTGTTCCGTTAACGCCACGCTCACATCCTGTAAGAGTAGCACTACTAATTGCACCATAAGTTATTTGTTCTGATCCGATAAGAATCCGCCCTCCACCCGCAGGAAACCCGCTGGCGCTATCCATAACAATAGATTGCGCGGTAGCACTAATGGCACCATCTAAGGTGTCCGCACCCGCTGCGAAGGTGACCGCAGAAGACGCTACCCGTAAAGGTGTAATGTCTTTGTATGCACCACCTTCACTAATGTAATACTTGAGGCCCGTACCTACACCAATGTATTTCTCTCCAGACAAGGCCACCCACGGGTGAAGCGCACGGCACGTTCCAAGAAAAGCATTTTCCGAGTTTTTAACCCAGCCGCCTATCTTTTCAGGAAAACCCATGCGAAATCGTATTTTATCACCATTAAACCAACCGCCCTCGTTACTATACGAGGTGGTTTCTCGGTTAATTCCGGGTTTAAACTGTAGCTTCGTTAATGGCATAACACCTCGCTATGTTTTAATACAGTACATCATCTGAACGTTAAGCGGCCTGTTGTCTGAGCCAGTGGCAACATTTCTTGAAGCATCAAATTTTAGGTTTGGAGTTCCTGAGCTGCCAGTAATACCCGTTTGTCCAGCACCACTGCTTCCAAGAAAGAACGCTCCCGTTGCCGCAGCGTCTCCTTGCGGGAAAGGAGACGCAACATTTTTGTATTCACCAACAATGTTTCTGATAGCATCAGCCTGTTTAGAACCTACTACATCTCCTGTAGTACCATCTCCACGATTTGTCCGAGAGGCTCTATCCGCATCGTTGCTAGAGCCGTTGGCAAATCCTCGAATAAAAGTACCTCTTAGGTCAGGAAGGTTAAACGTAGAAGACCCATCACCAGCACCGTAATCATCGGAAATGGCACTAAAAAGACTCGCGTAAGTAGAACGCGACACTGCCGAACCATTACACTCAAGCCAACCCGTTGGAACAGATGACATTGCAAAAGGCATTATTGCTCCAGCAGGAGTTTGAGCCACTGCTAAATTTATCTGCGTTTGAATAGAACTTGTAACGCCATCAACAAAATTTAATTCTGTCGTAGTAGCTGTTACACCGTCAAGAATGTTTAACTCGGCAGTGGTGGAAGTTACGCCGTCCAATATGTTTAACTCGGCAGCGGTGGAAGTTACGCCGTCTAAAATGTTTAACTCGGCAGTAGTAGAAGTTACGCCGTCAAGAATGTTTAACTCGGCAGTGGTAGAAGTTACGCCGTCAAGAATGTTTAACTCAGCGGCGGTTGACGTAACGCCGTCCAATATGTTTAACTCCGCAGCAGTCGCAGTAACGCCGTCCAATATGTTTAATTCCGCACCTGTGGACGTAACCGTTGTGCCTGCCAGTTTTAAAGCGGCAACAGCCGTGGTTCCTGCTAAGTTAGCATCTGTTAACAGATCATAAACCACGGCGGCGGAACCCTGACCATCCGTTGCAATCATCTTAACTTCGCCAGCGGCTACTGCAACGTTGGCCCCTGATCCTTGAGAGAAAGTTAACGTTGCGCTGGTCGCGTTTTCAATCATCCAAACCTTAGACACAGTGTTAGGTGCCAGTGTGACCGTACAGGCTTGACCACCGCCAGTGCATTTAAGGTAGAATGAACGGGCTTGATCCGAAGTGCCGTCAGCTAAAGTAATAGTGTGTGTGGACGCATTCGCTATGGCTTCGGAGCCGTAAGAAAACGCCTCACCAATAAGTTCTAAATTTACGTTTGTTTTAGTTCCCCACGTACCAGACGCTTCGCCAGTACCAATCTCTTCTAACCTTAGATCGTTTACATATGTACTAGCCATGTCATTATCCTATGCCGCAATATTCGTCCAAGACGGTGTTTGTGAGGGAGTTATAGCAGAGAAGTTTGAATTTTGCGAGGGTGTGATTTCACCCCAAACATTTAACACACCTACCTCGCCCGTAGCCGAAAGACCCGTGACAGATATGTTTGTATCACCTTGCGCGGTTACGGTTCCAATGGCGCTGGTGCCTGAAACACCCGTTACTTGAATGTCGGATTCTACACTAACCGTGCCTACCGCCCCCGTCCCAGCAACCCCTGTAACCGCAACGTTAGCGGGGATATTGCCGAAACCAGCAATGGAGTTGTCAGCTAGTGGGGAAAAACCTAACATTACGTCACCTCAACGCCGTCTTCAATTTTTGCAAAATGACTCATTGATACTTATACCTTACTATGACAACTCCAGAACCACCATTTCCAGAACTCACTGTACCACCAGATGTAGCGCCACATCCAGCACCACCGCCGCCCGTATTTGCCGAACCAGAACCTCCATTTCCACGCGAAGTTCCGTCACCACCGCCACCGTTACCACCATTTGACGCGTATGCTCCACCACCCGCACCGCCACCAGCATAATAGCTGCTATTAAGCCACTGGATTCCCACGCCGCCAGCCCCATTACTTACATTTCCGTTGCTACCTGCTGCTCCTGCTCCGCCACCGCCACCGCCATTGTAGCCGCCTTGCCCTGTACCACCTGCATTACCTTGACCAGAAGTAGCAGAGCCACCGCTGCCACCATTTGAGCCGCCGCCGCCAGAGCCACCGTTACCTCCAGCAGCCGCATTAGCACCACCATAACCACCACCAGTGCGAGTAGACCCAAAAAAGGCTGAATTAGAGCCAGCACTGCCATTCTGACGAGATGATGTTCCCGCAGCCCCCGCTCCTATTGTTACAGTGTAATTAGTAGAGGAAGAAACTGCACCTTCCGTAAATGCTGTGGCTCCTCCAGCCCCACCGCCACCTGCTCCCGTTCCGCTATAGCTTTTATCATTTCCACCACTGCCGCCGCCAGCAACAACCAAATAGTCAATCGTTCTTTCATCAGAACCGACTGATACCGAAAACGTGCCACTGCTAGTAAAAGTGTGGAACTTGTAATCACCACTGGTTGTTATCGTTCCGCCTGTAGCCTCTATAAAAGCACCGCCCCTGCTGGGAAAAGAACCAAACCCGCTGACATTATAGCCAAAACCCGTCATGCGTCATTCGCCGCGTCTGTGGTGAAGAACAATTTTATTCCAACTAACCGTGCAACACCCGACTGATTGTCGGCACTTGTGTCTCTGTTAATCTGGAAAAAACACATGTCGTTTGCCGCAGGACTTCCTGCAATAGTTACCGCGCCACTTTCAACAGAAACCATAAGATCATTAGACGTACCAGAAAAGGCTAACGCTGTTGTGGCTACTTGAGTTCCAAATGCCGTGTTTATACTTCCGTCACTGCTAACCGATATACCCGCTAACTGCCATGCGACTGTTCCAGTATTTGTTCCTGTCACTGTCCAGAACGGTTGAAAGGTTATTGTTCCTTCGTTCCAAGACTTGGGAAACGCTATAGTAAACTGAGCGAAGTCATCCGCCGCCGCTGCAAAGTCTAAGACTTTCAGATCAGGCCGTAGTGCTGTTGTTTCAACTTGTTCAAGATCAGAGCATGGGTTTGTTGTGCTTGGATACATAGCCGCTGCGGGAACATAAATGCTTTCCTTGCCAGCAACTTTGACCGCAGCACCACCAGATGTTATGCCACCTACGACAGCTACATTTGTAGTGCCTGTAGGTATTTCAAGAACGTCTGCATCTGCGTCATTTTTAATGGTTACATCGTTGGTGCTACCTTGCCCCGTAAGGATAAGACCTTCTGCGGCAGTGTAACCCATTGCCGCAGCATCTCCCGCAGAAGTATCGCCCGTGGGCAAAAAGGTTCCGCCACTTGCGGTAACGTCACCCGTAAATGTCTGAGCGGAAACAGTGAACGTACTGAAAGCAATAACCTCAACAACATCATCAGCCGCCGCGCCAGAGGCCAACACAACATCAGTGCCGTTGGTCGCGGTGAAATCAGCGGCGGACAGCAAAACCCCGTTTAGATAGACAGAAACAAAGTTTGGAGTATACCCGTCTGTAGTAAACGAAGTCTGGTTAGATGTAGCAGTAAACGAGTTTCGTGTCTCAGTTGCCTGCGGGACGGGTAGTATACCAATGTATCCAGACATTTTGTTTCCTTATGACGCTTTAATTCCATACATTTTTATATTTCCAGAAGCCATATTGCCTGTCGAAAAATAAAACTGAATGGCATTTACGTTAGCTGCTACTGCACGAATACCGCCGTATGATTCACTGTAATCGCCCCGATAATACGCCAAGGGTGTGGTATTGACCCAGACACCGTTGTTCGGAAATACTGAGGTTGCAACTGCTGTGTTATGCGGCTGGTAAACTTGAACAATTACACTTACACCATCCTCGCCTGTGTCACCGCCTGTGCCGTTGCCAGTAAGAATATCAATCTGTGCGGCATCACTTGTACCGCCAAATAAATGATAATTATCACTACCACTGTCATAGCTACTGCCACCATTACTGCTCGTCCGAGCGAAAATTCCTGCGCCATTACTTGCAGGAATTAAACGATCAAAAACAAAAAAGTATCTGACATATTTGCTATCATCAAATCCTGTAAAACTAATGTTTGCGGAACTACTAGCATCAACAGAAGCAATAAACTCAGTTAAACCGCCAATCTTAGTAGCCATGTAGGTGGCTAATCTACTCATAGTAGCTTTACGATTGGTCCCACCAGCCCCATCGTCCACAACCATCAAGTCAGCATCGACCAACGCCGCGCCTATGTCTGTGCCGCCGTCTATATCTAAGTCAACCAAAGGTATCGAACCGTCAGGAAACGTAACGCCCGTTGTCGCCGCTAACGTAGCCGCAGTAATCGTGCCAGAAGATGTAGCACCGCTACCGATTATGTTCGCTGTATCTCTGGCTCTAGTCATAACTTATCCTTTAGCTAGGCTTGGTAGGCCACGTAATCGAGTTTGGAAACCCAGATTGGCTGGGAACATCGCGCAGTGACTGTCGATACGTTGTCCACGCACTAGACATAGTAACATCACTATTACCCATCCAATCCGTTTCTAACAACAGTTTATCGCGCTCTTCACGCGCAGACGTTGCAGCGCGGGTGTTGGCACCCGCAGCCCATGCCGCTTCTTCTGCATCCCGCACGGTTTCTTCGTCAGCAGTAAACTGCACCATTTGTCCGTTTATGTTATGGTAGCGGGGCATCAGTCACCTCTGTCCAGCTTCTTGTTTTTTCATTCCAAGTATACCTTTTGCCATCATCGGGGTACGCGACAGGTGCTTCCCAGATACAGGTCGTTTCGTTTAGCGTCCAACTAGCATACGGTTTTGGTGTATAAAAAGCATCACGTGTGCTGTCATACGTGTAGCCAATTCCAGCATAGTTTTTACGCAACGGTGTGCCGCCTAGCGTATGCTGACCGCCGTGTGTATTGTAACTTGTCTGCACCCAATTACCTTCTTGAGTGTCAATAAAGTCTTGTTCCGCAACAATAACTTGCGTAACAATTTCACTTTCTATTTTTGCATAGTGTGCCATCATTGAAACCTATATTTAATAATTACAATTCCAGACCCACCCGCACCACCTGCGGTTGTAGAGCCAGACCCTGTGCCGCCACCACCGCCACCTGTATTCGCTGAACCCGCAGTTCCGGCTGCGTTTGCGCCACCTGCGCCACCGCCACCTGCGCCACCTGCGCCTGCAACGAAAGAGCCAGACGCACCAGAACGTTTTCCCCCGCCTCCACCACCCGCAAGTGTAACAGAGCTACCCGTTATGGTTGATGCCGTGCCTGCGCCACCCGCACCACCTGAAGCATGGGTACTTCCACCACCTGATGCATTTGCTCCAACAGCAGCAGAGCCACCACCACCGCCGCCAGCTTGACCCTCTGCAATTGAATCCGAAGCAGCGCCATTACCGCCAGCATTACCTTGCGAACCTCCAACCGAAGCAGCGCCATTTCTTGTCAAGCTAACATTATTACCCTGTCCACCGCCTCCCGAACCACCAGTATTTGGGTCTTCAACATTAGCTGAACCGCCTCGGCCACCGCCCGTTGATGTAACTGAAAAAACAGAATTAGAACCATTTGTTCTGCTGGCGCCCCCTGCTCCTATTGTGACCGTATATTGTTGAGCGGAAACAGATAAAGCACTGTCTGATTTGCGGCCACCTGCGCCACCGCCACCTGCACCACCGCCCCCCGATCCACCGCCTTGTCCGCCACCTGCGCCACCTGCTACAGTAATGTACTCAACAGTTCCTTCATCCCCAACGGTAGTAACTTCAAAAGTGCCAGAGCTTGTAAAGGTATGAATTTTAAAATTTCCGACCGTAGCGATTGAACCGCCCGTGGCGACCATGCCGTTTATCAGCCTGCTTGGATAAGCCCCCAACGTGTTTATATTATAACCAAAACCCGTCATTATGAATCATTCTTTGCGTCAGTGGTAAAGAACAGTTTTATGCCATGCAGCCTACAATCTCCTGCCATATCATCACCGCTGTCAGAAACATCGCGGCCTACTCTAAAATAACACACCTGATTTACTGCGGGAGAACCTGCAATAGTTATCGCTCCACTTTCCGCAGAAACCAACATTTCTTCAACCGCGCCTTGTGCGTCATCATTAACCAAAACAGCCGTTCCGTAAGCAACGTCTATAGTGTCGTTATCTCCTGTAGCAACGCCCTGCAAAGTCAGGCTAACGCCTGTAGTAGCCGCAATACCTGACCAAAAGAACTGATAAGTTACCGTTCCCTCATTCCAAGATTTAGGAAAAGCCACCGTAAATTGTGCAAACTCGTCGCTGTCTTTATCAAAGTCTAGGACAACCATATCAGGCCGACCAGAGGTTGTTTCAACTGTGGTCAATGCAGAACAGCCGTTGCTTGTAGTGGGCTGCATAGCACTAGAGGCTATCCAAATAGTTTCTTTACCGGCTACTTTTACTGCGGCAGAATTGTTTGTTAAGGCACCCGCAACATCCCCTGCCCCAGAAATATCTAATGTTGCAGCGTCCAACTCGCCTGTCAAAGTTATATTACGGAAACTAGCAACGTCCTTATTGGCATCCGCAGTTACGGTCTTACTTGCCACAACAGTGCCGACAGCGGCTCCCGTGTCATTGTAATTTAGCTCGTCAACAGTCGCGGCAATTCCAACCGTTAACGCTGCCTTCTTACCAATGTAACCAGCCATTAGGTGATCTCCATATAGCTCATCGTAACAGAAACCTTGTCCGCAACAGAACAGTCGATCTTAATAATGTCACCCACATTTAGATTGATCTTGCCATCAAGAACACTGAGCGTAGACCCAATGGGTATCGGAGCGTCTTTTACAATATGCGCTGTAGTGTTCTGCGTTTGACTGGTTTGTGTTGTGGTACTAACCAACGTAACGCTGGCAGTAACCTGCGCGGTGTGAACGTTGGCTAACGTCAACCCAAGAACAACAACGGTACTGCCTGATTGCACTGTATATAGTGTTTCAGGTGTTCCTGAACTGGCTGGGGCAACATCTCTTGTTATTACCTTAAATGTATTAGCCATGTGTTATCCTATCCAAGAGCGATTGCCAAAGCCGTAGCGGTGTCGTCTATGTCGGCAACCCGTGCTATAGTTCCCGCAGTTGCAGGTAACGTCAGAGTAACGTCCGCTGTAGAAGCGGGGCCAATCAACGTTACCTTATTTGTTCCGTTATCACTGTCCTCAAAAAACTCTAAAAACCCCGCTGACGTGGCTCCGTTTTTAAGCTGCAACCCCGCGTTTACAACAGGTGTTGTAATCGTAGGTGTGGTTAATGTTTTATTAGTAAACGTCTGCGTTGCAGCAATACCCGCAACAGTGTCTGTAGTAGCAGGAAGTGTTAGCGTTACATTTCCGCTAAACAATCCGTGGGCAGGAGCCTGTAGTTGTGCATAGTGAGCGTTACTAGCTTCACAATAAAACCGGATATAAGACTGCGCCCCACTGTTTTTTAAGCTAATAGCACCTGTTGCAATATCCACGTTATTAACAGCAATAGTAGAAGCAAAAGTTACTCCGGTTGTTCCTGTAGGAATACGCATAGCAATAGCGTCTGCGTCATTCTTTATAGTTACATCGTTCGTGCTTCCCTGACCCGTCAGAATTAAACCCTCTGCGCTGGTAAAGCCCATAGCGGCATTGTCACCCGCAGCGGTGTCACTGGTTGCCTCTACCGTGCCACCCGTAATAACGCCCGTGGTTGTCAAAGTTGACGCACCATCATTAATATACAAATCCGCAACGGTAGCTGTAACAAACACTTCTGCGTTGCCACTAAGCGTAATAGCACTGTCAGAGTTAGAGCTTTCCGTAACAGACCGCGTAAGCGTAGTGCCACTAGAGGTATAAGTACCGCTGCCTATTTCGAATGCAGTCCCGTCCTCTATGGCATAACGCACCGTCTGACCGTTGGTGATTCCAGCATTTTCAAAGGATTGGTAGCCAGAAAGCGCACTGCCCAAGCTAATCGTTCCAGTACCCGTGGTACTGGTGGACATTTTTGCACGGTTTCCTAACGATATTGCCATGTCATGCTATCCGTATAATTGCGTTACTTGCGTCAGCGGTAGGAAAAACAATAGTAAAATCACCTGCGCTTGCGCCCTTATCCGCTCCAAAATCCAACACACATACTGATGGGTCACCTGTCGCCGCTTCGTTGTAAATCAACGCGCCACGAACAGACGAGATTGTTACGTTGGAAAACACCTCGTCAGCAAAGTCTGTAAGCGCCGTTGTGCCGCTGGTGGTTGGCGTTACACTTGTTAAGAAATTGCCTTTTGCAGTGTAGTTTGTACCCGTAACCTCATTGCTACTGGTGTAAGCAGTTGTTGCTGCGGTGAAGCTGGCGCTGTTTGTATACAACGCTAATTTAAATTGATTACTCGCTGCGGTGAAATTATGTGTAGCCGTCATCAGTTCTTTTTTAAACGAGGTACACAAAAAGTTTCCTGAGAATGCCATTTACATTTTCCTTATATATTCAGCTAACGTGGGATGACCCGCTTCTTTGATTGCATTATATACCGTAGTTCTGTCACTTTGGATAGCCTGTTTCATATAGATAACAAGCAGCTTCTCTATGCTATCTCGGTATGCAATCGCTTGGTCCCGCAAAGTAGGATGCGCGTCCTCAGAGAAAGCAACGATTTTACCAACACAACGGTGCGCCACCTCTTCAGGAGTAGCACCACGATTATTGGTGGTTTGAACCTCAACCTTAAACTCTCCAAAAGACATGTTGTTCATGTTCTAGCTTTCCTGATCGGACCATAACGATACTCATCTGCAATTTCTTGGCCTTCGCCCAGGTTTTTAAGTCTAGACAAACCTTCTCTAAAACGGCCTTCGTATAAGGTCATGAGGTTCGCGTCCCCCTTCATAAAAGTGTATGCCTCAGAAAGACACCCGTACAACAAAGTCATACGACCATC